TACTGCAAACGAAAGTTAGGTGCTCCTGTCCTTGAGATCAACGTTGCTGATGAGCAAGTCGAGGACTTAGTTGATGATGCAATCCAATACTTTCATGAAAGACACTTTGATGGTGTTGGACAAGTATTTTTAAAATATCAAATAACTCAAGACGATATTAACAGAGGGCGAAGTCCTTCTTCATCCGTAACTACAGCAGGTATTGTAACAACCACTGCTTCATCTACAATTGATGGAGCTTCTACTACGTTCTCTTACACTGAGAATAGTAATTATTTACAGATCCCACCCTCTGTTATAGGAATTAACAAGATATATCAATTTGCTGGTGCTAACACTGTTACAAATAACATGTTTAGTGTTAAGTATCAGTTGTTCTTAAATGATGTCTATTTCTTTGGAAATACTGAGTTGTTGTCATATGCTATGACAAAGACGTATCTTGAAGATTTAGACTTCTTACTGAATACTCATAAGCAAATTAGATTTAACCAGAGAATGGATAGGTTATATCTAGATATTGACTGGGCATCAGTCAGAGCAGGTGAATATATCATCATCGACTGCTTTAGAACGGTTGATCCTAATGATTTTTCAAGAGTATATAATGACTCTTTTATCAAACCATACCTTACTGCATTGATTAAACGTCAATGGGGACAAAATTTGATGAAGTTCCAAGGAGTCAAACTTCCAGGAGGAGTTGAACTGAACGGTAGACAAATTTATGAAGATGGACAGAATGATTTAGATAAAATCATGGAAAAAATGTCCAATACTTATGAACTTCCTCCTCTTGACTTCATCGGATAATGGCGTTAAATCCTTTTTTCTTACAAGGCTCTCAAGGAGAGCAAAGTCTCGTTCAAGACTTGATCAACGAACAGTTGAGGATGTATGGTGTTGAAGTATATTACTTGCCAAGACAATATGTCACTAAAAATAAGGTAATCCGCGAAGTAATCACTTCAGAATTTAATCAATCATATCCTATTGAGGCATATGTTGATAATTTTGACGGTTATGGAGAGAATAGCGTACTTTTATCAAAATTTGGCGTTCAACAAACAAATGAACTTAAACTAATAATCTCTCAAGAAAGATTTACAAGTTATATTACTCCCCTAATTAGCAATTTACCAAATATTGAACTTGCAACTCGCCCTAAAGAGGGAGATCTTATTTATTTTCCACTTGGCGACAGACTTTTTGAAATTAAGTTTGTTGAGCATGAAAAACCTTTTTATCAGTTACAAAAAAATTACGTTTACGAATTAAG